CATTCGGGATATCATTCGTAATAATATATCTAGTGCCGATAACGGCAGCATCTACCGAACCATCGCCTGGATAATTCTGTAATGGGTTTAAAACACCATTAACCGCAGTCAATGTATTCGTGGGCAGAGTGCTAGTGTCTACATCTACATTTAACGCATTTACATTGCCTGTATTAAAACTAAGTCTACCAATAATATCATTATCTGTGTCGTTAGGTGCATTTGATTTTCTTATACGCATCTGACTAATACCTTCTCGTAATTCACCGAAGGGAGTCAAGAATTTAGACCAATCAAGTTGAGCGCCATTTTCATCTAGATTAGTACCAGAATCATTAAACAAGTATGCTATGTCATTTTCAAATTTAATTTTCATATCATCCAATGTAACAGTTATATATTGCAGCGATGATGTGTCAAATGGTTCCTTTGCATCAAATGCATCTAAATTGACATCATCTAAATTATATAATTGGTTGATTACGGTATAAATCAATTTTTGCTGTTTTAATTTGGCAGGGGGATTAATAAATATCGGCATTTCAAACGTGAGTGTACTAACATCAATAATATCATCGACACTTGCGCCTACACTACGACTCGACCATTGCGAACTTTTCATTTCTACATAAGCAAGACTTGACCAATCAAGTGGATTGTCCGTTGTGTGGATATTTAATGTAGGATTGAATAATACCATAATTTGCTCAAGCAATTGCAATTTCTGATCTGTGTTTGAAGTCCAGATGTCGCAATTCATAGTTAAGTTATATGGAACTGGCATATGACGTTCAACCGTATATCGATTTCCGACCTCGTTCGTGTATTCGCCAGTTGTATCATCTATTGCTTTTTCATAAACTTGTACTTTGTCTACATGTCCTTGGTGCATCCTACGTTCTGGAGCCATTTCAAGTGCCGTAACATAACAAGATATGAATGGAACAGTGTTTATTATATTTTCACTGTTTTCGCGAGTAATATGCGCAGCCATGCGATTTGTGTCGCCATAGCGAACTGGTACAGTTTGGTAGATGGGCATCTTTTGGTCATTGACTCCCATTTGTACATCAAATCCACCAAACAATCTGATGAACTGTTGTATATATCGACGAACTTGTCTATCATAAAAATATTGTGCCATAATTAAAAATCACTCTTTGGTTTGATTACATCTGATAATGCCTGTCTTTCGGGCACTTCTTTATTGTCTACAACAGTTGTTGCTAGGTTTTCTATGAAGCCGCTTGCGTTGAATGTTCTATCAGTCCAAGTGGTGTCATTGACATTGTCATACAATCTTTGCCAGCGACTACCTCGATAAACGAATAAACGATTAGGAGAGAAATCTTCTCTTACGAAATAATCACCATCGTTTGGCATTTGCGGGAATTGATCACCTTTGTCTAGTACTTCGCCATGATCGTATTCATCATCTGTTGTTGGTTGACCAAATAAATGATCTACCAATGGTATTCCTAGCGGATCGTCAAGTTCAGCACTTTGTATGATAGCATTAGAAATATTAATCTCTGTTTTATATGAACTTAGATCTTGTTTCAAACTATTTGGATCATCGGCTGTTCCTAGTATGTCTGCGTATTCTTGTGTATCGGTTAGCGGTGTTACTTTAACACGCCAGATATGACTATACCATGTCTGACTATATCCTTCACTACCACGGTTAGCATCTTGAACGACATAAAATTTATTAATAGCAGTTCTGTCATGATTTAGTAAAAGATCATCGCGTAAATGGGGTAATTCTAGTACATCGCCCGGCATTAGTTTTCTTCCGACCTTTGCTACCATATCGTTTGTGTGAAATGTGATGAACATTGTATCATTAGTTAAGAATAGACCAAATTGTGTTAAATCAAAGTCATTGTCTGTTACGTTGTATACACCACGTAATTCAAAAATGTCTGGATCATACTTACGATCACGGTTTTCCATAAACAACAAGTCTTGTATCTTAGTTTCATTAATAAATCCTTCAGGATTGATCTCAATGCCTAAAGTGGGATCAAGTTCAAGACCAGAACCATAATTTGGTTCAGTGGGGTCATCACTATTGATAGTTTCTTTGGGTCCAAGATATTTATGAACATGTATGGCAGTACCACCGATATCAAACTGTTCTCTGATGGTTCTGTCATGAAAGTTAAAGTCATTGGTTTTTGTCGCACGATAGAGACTTAAACGAGGCATAGATTACTCCTTATATATAGAGTATTTATGCAAAAAGATTTGAAAAACTCTTGACAATAGTAAGACATGTTGCTATAATAGTTAAGTAAGTTAATTAATCAAAGCGAGAAAAATTATGTCACAAGTTGCTACTATTATCAAGAACCAAATCGGTAACAAAGCATTGTATATGATGGGTGCAAAGAATTTAGCCACTGGTGGCGACGATCTTTCTTTTCGTGTTCGTGGTAGCAAGCGTGTCAACCACGTTAAGATTGCTCTTAATGCGAGCGACACATATGACATCACATTCGGTAAGATTTGGGGTATGAAATTCAATGTAGTTGCATCGCATGATGGCATTTACTGTGATATGATGCACGATTTAATTGAAAAAGAAACTGGTTTATATTTGTCACTGTAGTAGGGCTTATATAGTCGCTACAGTACGCTAAATGTCTCCTCTAAGCGTCGATGAAGAGGCATACAATACAATGGGAGTATAATTATGGCATTTGCCGATTCGTCTGTTTATTTCAACACTGGTGACAGTTCTATTCTTGGTTCATTTTTTGAAAAGTCAGAAGGTGGGATATTTGAATTTTCTAAGAATTTAAATGATACCCCATTTGTCGATGTTTCTGAGTATCCGCATTTAGTATGGGTTACGAGTCCGTCTGCGTTTGATAGTGGTTATCGCTATGCGAATGTCAAGAAAGGTATTGCGTACATTGTAGTTGACGAAGATGACGAGGGCAATCCTGTCATTGAGAAGTGGGATATCAAGCAAAAACGATTATATGAAGCGATTCCACTATAATATTTGACAAAAAACTATAAGTAGTGTATAGTATATTTAAATCAAAGGAAATACAACATGGCTATTAGCATAAAAGTCCCTCGCAAGAAGCCTAGGGCAAAAATTAATCGTAAAACTGGATTTACTGATCCAGATTGGTCTTCGGCAGAAACTTGGTCTGGTGATAAATTTCATAAAGAGCGAACTGCATTTGCACGATTGTATTATCAGAATGTAAAGACGGCAGATTTGCGTGGTTATGTGTATGACTATATGAAGCAACACAAATACAGTTCAGCAGATATCAAAGCAGCAAAGGCAGTGTCGCATATTCCAGTACAAGTTGGAATTTATGCAAAATTGTTGACTACGGGTATGCCTGATTTGCAGCAAAATCATGCAGACATGTGGCGCAATCTTAAAGGCACTTCATCTGAACTAAAACCTGTTAGTGAGTTTGTAACTGGTGGTATTGCAGATGTTATTGCAATTGGTTCACGCATTGTTGGAGCAGATGATACAATCGAAGAAGCGAAACCAGTAATTAGTGTCGTTCCTAGCATTCAAGATATCATGCGTAAAGCAGCCACTGCGATGTGCGAACCGATTGATGATGGAATTGAAGAATTTGTAGTATCGCGTGATATTAAGTTGGTAGCGAATTTTGAACCCCATACAATTTTGATTGTAGCAGAAGCAAAGGCAAATCATGCTCGTATCATCAAAGGTTTTTATAATGATGTATATGAAGAATTGTTAGAAGTTGCTGCAATCCCAAAACCAGCAGCATTTAAGAAATTAAGCGAAGAAGAGCAAGATGCATGTGAACAATTAGCAGAAGCATATTCGCATTTCAATGCAAAGCAGTTAGTGGCTATAATTGCGATGCATAAGAAGATAATTGATGCATGTGATATTGTTATCATTGAACAGAAAGCAACAAAGGCTCCTCGTAAAGTAAAGCAGAAGTCGGCAGATCAGTTAGTATCTAAATTGAAATTTAAATCAAATGATTCTTCGTATGGTATTGCGAGTGTAGCACCAAGTGGATTAATTGGAGCAGTAGCAGCAGTAGTATTTAATTGTAAGAACCGAAAACTAGGATTATATGTAGCAATTGATGCAGATGGTTTCAAAGTTAAGGGAACTACGTTATTAAACTTTAACGAAGAGGTTAGTACACAGAAGACATTACGAAAGCCAGGCGATGTGTTACCAGAATTCAAGAAGATTACAAAGACTAAGGCATTGAAGACATTTAATGCATTGACTACGACTGATACTAAGATGAACGGTAGATTCAATTCTGAGATTATTATTCTTGCAGTGTTCAAGTAGTTTTTGAACACAGACTTGCGTGCAGTAAAAGCATAAATATACCTAATAGGAGAATATAATTATGTCAGCACAATCTGAATTAATCAAAGAAATAGAACTACGCTTAGGTGGTCAAATGGTGGATGTGGAATTAGATCCAGAACACTATGAATTAGCGATCAAGAAGGCAGTAGAAAAATATCGTCAACGCTCAGAAAATTCTGTAGAAGAAAGTTTTGTTTCACTGGATTTGGTAAAAGATGTTGCAGAATATACATTACCTAGTGAAATAGATGAAGTAACTGATATATATCGCCGCACAACTGGTGTATCATCTGGAACGGGTAATGATTTTGAACCATTTCAAGCAAATTACTTGAATACTTATTTATTAGGTTCGAGTCGTAGTGGTGGTTTAGCAAGTTTCGATTTCCTACAACAGAATAGAGAAACAATGGGTCGTTTATTTGGCGCAGAGATCATGTTCACTTGGCGCAAATCTGACAACAAATTAATTTTGCATCGTATGATGAAAGCAGATGATTTATGTATTCTCCATGTGTATAATCATCGTCCATTGGAATTATTATTAAAAGATATATATGCAGGACCTTGGATTAAGGATTTTGCATTATGTCATGCTAAATTAATGCTTGCACAAGCGCGTGGTAAGTTTGCACAAATTGCGGGTCCACAGGGTGGCACTACAATGAACGCTGGTGAACTACAAGCCTCAGCAGAAGCAGAAATTGATAAACTAGAAACAGAACTTACACTTTACAATGACGGCTCTTCGGGATTAGGTTTCGTTATTGGATAACATAATAAACGAAGGTAATGATGACAAAGAAAGTAATAGGTATATGTGGATTAATCGGTCATGGTAAAGACACAGCAGCAGGGTTTTTAATTGAAGAGGGATTTCAGAGAGTTAGTTTCGCAGGAGTATTGAAAGATGCTGTTGCGAATATTTTTAGTTGGGATCGTACTCTATTAGAAGGTAATACGTCTGAGAGTAGGGTTTGGAGAGAGCGAGTAGACACATGGTGGTCTAATAGATTAGGAATACCTAATTTTACACCTAGATATGCATTACAGTATATCGGCACAGATGTCATGCGAACACATTTTAATCCAGATATATGGGTAGCAGCAGCAGAACGCAAGATTCTACAAATTGATAATAATATTGTTATTTCTGATTGTCGGTTCTTCAACGAGTTAGCCGTAATCAAGCGATTGGGTGGAACTACTGCATCTGTGTGGCGATATGATGTACCAGAATGGTGGGATGTCGCCGTTACCACGAACACTACATCAGAAGAAGAACAATATCAAATATATGATGAAGGCAATCATATGGAAGTGAAATTCCCAGATATTCATACAAGTGAATCTAGTTGGGCGGGATGGGAATTTGACCATGCTATTGATAATAAATCGACATTAGAAGAATTCAGAAATATCACTATTAAACTGCTATGTTAACGCTGTAATCAGGTCTTTTCTTTAACTTACGCTAAATACTAACAATGATATAGATTCATAAACTAGTAATTACATGTAAAATAAAATAAAGGAGAACTCCAAAAATGGCAAATCTTGTATCGCCTGGAACACAGGTACAAATAACAGACGAGTCGGTATACGGACCAGCGGGAGCAGGTACTGTACCAATGATTTTTATCGCGACAGGTCAAGACAAAGTTGACCCGACCGGAACAGAAGTAGATGGTATTGCAAAATATACCAAATCAGCAGCATCGGGAAGTCCGATCTTAGTAACATCACAACGTGAACTAACTCAATACTTCGGAAACGTAGATTTCCGTTCAGTAAGTGGAACAGTACAACAAGGTGATGAAACTAATGATTACGGTCTATTAGCAGCATATTCATTCTTAGGTCAAGCATCAGCAGCATATGTTGTTCGTGCAGACGTAGATTTAACAGCACTTCGCCCACAGACAGTTGAGCCAGTTGGCTTACCAGCAAATAATACTTACTGGGTAAACCCAACATCATCAGCGTATGGTATCTTTGAATTCACAGCAAGTGGATGGACAGCAGTAACACCTAGTGTTGAAATTGTAGCCACTCACGTTGGCGTTCCTACGACTGTAGTTGTAGACGGAACCTATCTAGTTACTATCGAAGAGACAGTAACATCAACACACGTTCATTATTGGATTGGTGAAGGTGGTGCATGGGTTGCATTAGATCAACTATGGATAACTGGTACATCAACATTAGCACCACATTACTCAGCACCAGTTGGCGCAGAAGTAGGTGATGTTTGGATTAAGACAACAACTCCTGGCGCAGGTATTGATTATGATATTTCATTGTTCACTAGCACAGCGGGTTCATTCGTAGCACAGACAGCAATTTACGCACAGACAACAGCACCTACTGGTGTAGTTGGTGATACTTTCCAAGATGGCACAGCAGCAACAGCGCGTACATTAACAGAAGGCGATCTTTGGTTTGATATAGATGATGGTTTTGTATCTATTCATCGTTACAATTCAACTACTCTAGCATTCGTAGACATGATTTCATCAGTACAAACAACTGCACCAACTGGCGCACCACTTACTGATACTATTTGGTTTGATACCGCAGTAAATGATTTGGCTATTTTTGAAGTAGCAATCGACGGTGGTGTACAGAAATGGCAGAAAGCAACTAATGTAACTTATACTTCAGCAGCACCAACAGTTGGAGCAGACGGTGATTATTGGATTGATACAGACGCAGATAACTATCCAGTTATCTATCGTAGCAATGGAACAGCATGGGTTGTTAAAGATAACACAGATCAAAGCACATCTAACGGTGTAGTATTTGGTGATATCACTGATTTAGACTCAGCAGCAGGCGATTACGTATTAGCAGCAAACGTATTAGCAGATGGTCCTAACCCATTATTATATGCAGTTGGTACATCAGCAGTTAACATGTGTCGTTCAACTAATACAGTACGTAAGTATGACGCATCATTGACAACTACTTGGAAATGGCGTAACCTTGCTGGTAATGCAGCAACAGGCGCAGGATCATTTGGTCGTAAGGCACAGCGTAAAGTTGTAGCAGCAGCAATGCAAGCAAGTGCATCAGGATCAGCACTTCGTGAAGAAACTATTCAGTTCCGTTTAATTACAGCACCGGGATATCCAGAGTTGATGGATGAAATGGTAACATTGAATACAGATCGCAATGAAACTGCATTTGTTATTGCAGATACCCCATTACGATTGGCTCCAGCAGATGCAGTATCTTGGGTTCAAGGAACTGGCGCAGTAGAAAATGGTGAAGATGGACTAGTAAGCAAGAGTTCTTATGCAGCAGCATATTATCCTAGTGTATTGACGACTGATCCAGTATCAGGTGCAAGTGTAGTTGCTCCAGCATCACACAGTGCACTTTACACATATGCATATAGTGATAGTGTTAGTTACCAGTGGTTTGCACCAGCAGGTTTGACTCGTGGTGTTGTAAGAAACGCATCAAATGTTGGTTATATCAATTCAGAAAACGAATTTGTAGCAGTAGCATTGACACAGGGACATCGCGATGCAATGTATGAAAATAAATTGAATCCGATTGTTAATTTCCCATCAGAAGGTATTATTGTATTTGGTCAGAAGACTTTGGCAGCAGGCGCAAGCGCATTAGATCGTGTTAACGTTGCTCGTTTAGTTGCATATTTACGTGAGCGTTTTGCAGTTATTTCGCGCCCATATTTGTTTGAGCCAAATGATAATTCAATTCGTGATAATGTTAAGCAAACGTTTGATGGTTTTTGTGCTAATATTCAGGCAAATCGTGGTGTGTATGACTTCAGTGTAGTATGTGATACTACTAACAATACACCAGCACGTATAGATCGTAATGAAATTTACGTTGATATTGCAATTGAACCTACCAAATCGGCAGAATTTATTTATATTCCTGTTCGTATTGTTAATACAGGTGATTTAAGTTAAAAAATATTAAATTTAATATTTAAAAAAAACCCACTTCGTGTGGGTTTTTTATTGCAAAATATTTGCTGCAAAATAAAAATGCAAAAAGCATAAATACATTTATATATATAATAGTCTATCATTAGGATAGCCTATTTAAATTTTAAGGAGAGAACAAATGGCTATTTTAACAAATTTCGGTATTCCAGCAGGAGATACTACCACTGCACAGACACTGATGCCAAAACTACAATACAGATTTCGTGTAACATTTACAGGATTAGGTGACTCAAAGGGATCGTTAATTACACAGAATGTAATTAGTGCAACCAGACCTGGAGTTGATCATGACGATATTACCATTGATGCATACAACTCAAAGATACGACTTGCAGGAAAGCACATGTGGCAAGATGTTACAGTAGCATTACGAGATGATACTAACAATGATGTTATAAAAGCAATTCGTTCACAACTGAACAAGCAAGTAAATCATACTTCTCAAGTAAGCGCAGAAGCAGGTGAAAATTATAAATTCAATGTAAAAATCGAAACACTTGATGGAACACATGGCACATCTAGTCTAGATGGTGTTATTGACTATTGGGAACTTGAAGGCGCATTTATCCCAAGTGCTACATTCGGTGATTTGAACTATGCGACATCCGATGTTGTGCAGGTATCAATGACTATTCGTTTTGATAATGCGATATTGCGTACAATGGCTAATACTGGTTCAAGTGCTAACTAATTTATTAGTAACTCATGAGTAATATTATAAATTCGGCATCAAAAATTTACGGACAAGATCAATATGATCGGTCCGTGAATTTACTTGTTCCTAGAAATAAGTTTCAATTCCGTGTTGTTGTCTATCACATTGGTAGCAATAAGGCACTGGAGTTGACACGTATATCCGAAATACAAATGCCTAGTCATTCTATGAAGACTCAGACATTAAATCAATATAACAAGAAGCGTACAATTCAAACTGGAATTGATTACACTCCTATATCATTGTCTGCGTATGATACCCGTGATGCAGAGATAGAAAAATTTCTAGTAGGATATAACAATCATTATTATTCAAGTCCTATGTCAGATAACTCTGATGTTATGATTGATGATGTTATTAATCAAAATTTTGCAGTTTCTGGTCAGAGTGCTAAGGGTTTTAATTTAACCAATGATCGTTATTATATTACTAAGATAGAGATAATTAGAACTTCTTCAGACGGCGATAAAAACATTATAGAAATTTATAATCCGATAATTACCAACATACAGGGCGATACACTGAATTATTCAGAATCAGCACCAGTACAATATCGTATAGATTTCACATATGAAGGTTATAAAACAACTACCAATGGTGTAGAAGTAGAAGTGACACCAACGATAACACCAGAGCCTACTATAGTCACAGTGTCTACGCCTGTCCCCGCAGCAATTGTTGTTCCTGGATTGAGTGCAGAAGAGACACTAGCAGCAGATGAAGCAGAAGTATATAATCTAGCAGCAGGTATGTATGGCAACCTTGGAATAAAGTTTGTGCCAGTAGGACCAACTGTGGAATATGATGCAATCAGAAACATTCACACAGTGCAGGTTTATAATCCTGATACTAATCTCAATGAAAAAATGACGAATAATCCACCAACAGGTGTGCTTTCAGCATTATACCATACAAAAGAGCAATTTGAAAAAATCGTCAGTGACTACAATAAAGGTCAGTAAAAATGGCAAAATTTCACCAAGGCTTATACACGCCAAAAAATCCAGATAAATACTTAGGTAAGGGCTTACCACGATATCGTTCAAGTTGGGAACTAGTTGTTTTCAGAATGTGTGACAATCATCCATCCGTATTAGGTTGGGGCTCAGAAACACATCGTATCCCATACAAAAACCCACTTACTGGAAAAAATTCTAATTATGTGCCAGATTTATTGATGGTATATCAAGATGCAAACGGTAAGCAACACGCAGAGATGGTAGAAATAAAACCAGCGGGACAAACACTCGGTGAAGCAAAAAGTCAATCACAAAAAGCAGCCGCAGTAGTTAATCACGCAAAATGGGAAGCAGCAAGACATTGGTGCAGATCAAAAGGCTTAGGTTTTCGCGTCATCACTGAGCATGAGATATTCAATAAGCCAAAGAAGCGAACAAAAGCGCAAAGGAAAAAGAAATGACACAGAAATTAAGCGATACATTTAATTTACCGCCTATAGACGATATATCATTTAACTTTGATGATGATGAAAATGAAATAGAACCATCATCGGAAGAAGTGATAAAGCAACTCACAGAACAAATATCAACACAAACAGAAACTATGGATATGTCTATGAAAGTAGACGCAGCACTACCTATGGTGTTGGGATTAGACGCGATAGATGCAGAGATGGATGAATATGCAAAAAGAGCAATTACTGCGTTTGATGATATAGTAGATTTGGCAAAGAATGTAGACGATAGAAATGCCGCTGCATTGCTTGATAGTGCTAGTAAAATGCTATCAGCCGCGATAACCGCAAAGCAAACAAAGATGGATAAAAAAATAAAAATGATTGAGTTGCAGATGCGCAAAGAACGACTTGATATGGATAATCGAAAAGTAAACCATGTTATCAATAAAGGTTTACCAGATGACGACCCAGAATCAATTGATGGTAGATTAATAGGAAATCGTTCAGAGATGCTAGCAGAAATAATGAAAAACATGAAAGCGGAAGAAGACAAATGATAGAAGATAGATTTATTGAATTAACTGATGTCACATTCGACAGAAATAGATTAGAGCAATTGTATGAATCAGTAAAGCATGCAGCACAAGATTATTCAAACATACGAAATAACGCCACGAAAGGGTTGTTTAGTTCAATTCGGGTAGAAGATCTAGAAGGTAAAGAATATCTAGATTATCCAGAGATATCAGAAATTGTGAAATTATTCAATCCAGAAGTAAAACAGATAAAAAGTGGAAACATAGCAATAACAGTGTATAGGCCTGGTTTTCAATTCCACCCACATGTTGACTTTTCAAGAAAGTGTGTGATAATGATACCTATATTGCCATCAGATGGTGGCGTAGGGGTTGATTATTATGACTATGCTATACTGGGCGATAATCCGATAATAACAGGTTATTCAGCGGGCGCTGAGGCTCATGATGAAGAATTTTATTTAGGAACACATATGTATTCAACTGTTCATCCTACATTAATGGATGCCACACAGGTACATGGCGTTAGAAATGATTCTGATTGTGATAGAGTATATCTACAACTCAGTTTGTATGATGAATTTGAGAGATGTAAAGAACTGATTAAGTCGGGCGCTTTTTACAATAAAGATAAATAGTTATAATATTAGGAGAATTAAACCAATGAAGTCCTTTACAGAATATTTGACAGAATCAAAAAAAACATACACATTCCGCATTAAGTTAGCAAAGGAATTATCTGGCGATGATTTAACTCGCATTGAGAATCACTTAGCTAAGTACGATGTGCAGAAAGTAAGTGCACCAACTAAGTTGATGCTACAAAGCACACCTTATGATTTCCCACAACTACGTGGATACGAGATATATGTTGTTGAATTTGAGACAAATTTACCAGCAAGTGCATATCAGATACAAACAGAAATACAAGCCCTTATCGGAATTAGCGACGGATACATGAAAGTTCGTTCAGACCAAGAGCCGTTAGAGCAACGAGAGCAATCATTAATGGATTCAGAATCTGATGATGAAGGAGTTTCAAGTTTGTTGGCTGATAGTACCTATTCAGAAGCAGAAGATATAAATCCAGAAGATTTTTTTGGTGACAAGTATAATACTTCTTTTGTTCAAGATTTATTGAAATTAAAAAAAGATCAGGAGAAGAAAGATGCATGAAATGAGAACATTAATGGAATCATTAACTACTAATACTGAGGTATTGGTAGAAACAACCGTATTAGTAGATGGCAATGTTACATTGGACAATTTCGAAAGAACAGATGACAGTGAAGTATTCACTGCAACTGCAAATGGCTTTGGTTCAACCGAAGGATCAGAAGATTATAATGCTGATATCAAAGACATGAATGTTACCATTCAAATAGACGCATTTGGTGATATAAGCGAAGGCGAATTCAAAGTTGTTAGTATTACTAGTGATGGTGTTAAATTCGCTCCAATGGACGGATTTACGATGGGCGAAGCAATGGGCGTAGACGCAGACGATTTAGTAAGTGCATCACAAACTGAATCAGTTGAAGAAGCAATGGGTCCGATGGCAAACATTAATGATGCTGGTGAAATAGAAATGACCAAAGCAGATTATGCTAAGATACATCGTGATTATAAGACAAAAATAGATGACACTTATATGGCATTGCGTCTTGATCATAAAACTGGTGGCACAGTATTGACACCAGTGAAATTCATTGAGTCAATGTACGAAGCAGACGTAAAGAAAGTATGCAGAGATTGTGGCGATGAAATGCACAAGCCTACCACAGATTGCAGTCATGATTGTAATGATATGACAGGTGAAAACTGGGTAACAGAAGAAGCAAAACCAGACTTTGCAGATATAGACAAAGATGGCGATAAAGAAGAAGACATGAAAAAGGCGGCAAACGATATGGAAGATAAAAATTTAGAAGAGTCTCCAACAATGGATACTACTCAATTAGTAAGTATGTTACATAGCGCAGGTCTATCGGAAGAAGCGATAGAAAAGAAGATTACCGAATGGGCAAATTCACCAGCAAATGCGGGCGAAACTGAACCTACATCACATGGCGATCCATATGAGTTTGCACAGCCTGTAAACTTGTCATTGAAGCGTTATATGGATGCAGAAGACATGAAGGTTAGCGTAACTGAGCATACTGTAGACAACATGAAATCATTATACGAAGCATCTAAGAACAAGCCAGACTTTCTGGACATTGACAAAGATGGCGATACTGATGAAGATATGAAAGATGCAGCAGAAGATGTAAAAGAAGCAGTTGCTTGTAATGAATGTGAATGTGATCCATGTGAATGTGATACATTAGAAGAATCACAGAGTCCAGCACAAAAAGCCGCTTTTGCGAAGATGTTAGCATCTAAGAAGAAAGAGCCTACAATGGACGATGAGCCTGAGTACGATGGAGATAAGAAAGAGCCATCAGTGGAAGAATCATTGGAAGAATCCAAAGAATTGGCAATCTTGCTTAAAAACGCAGGACTATAAAGAACTTAGACCTTAGGACCGTTATAATTACAGGCTTGCCCGTTTTTATTATCTAAGGAGAGAGGATGCCGTTATCCATTATATGTAATTCGCTACTATATATATAAAAAACGGCAATTATTTAAGGAAGAAATTATGAACGATATGAGAAAATTAATAGAAGCAGTATTACAAGAATCACCTACACAAGTGGGCGATGTTATTACATATAAGAATAAATCTTATAAAGTAGTTGGTATCAATCCTAATGACTTCAATGATGTTATGATTCGTTCACAATCCGGCGATGAAAGATGGGTTAATGTTAATAAATTAAGTACTAATGAATCAGATGTTATAGAATCATTAGACGATGATGTAGATGTTAGTGCTGACGAACTAGTAAACGAAGTAATTGACATTGATACATTTCTAGAAAATTTAGAAATATCAGTGCGCAATATAATTTCAAAATAGAGAAAATAGTTAACCTATATGGCAGCAGATACTAAATTAGTAAAAACCCCACATCAACAAGAAAATTACACACACGAACAATTAGTAGAATTGGCAAAATGTTCTAATGATCCCAAATATTTCATGAAGACTCATTGTTGGATACAGCATCCTACCAAGGGTAGAATGAAGTTTGAGTTGTTTGACTTCCAAGAAGAATTGGTTGATGTATATCACAATTATAGAAACTCAGTAGCATTGATCTCCCGCCAAATGGGAAAATCAACGTGTGCTGCTGGCTATCTATTATGGTATGCAATGTTTGTACCAGATCAGACAATCTTAATTGCAGCACACAAATATAGTGGTGCACAAGAGATAATGCAGCGTATTCGCTTTGCATATGAAACATTGCCTGATTATCTGAGAGCGGGCGCTACATCATACAACAAAGGTTCATTGGAATTTGATAATGGCAGTCGTATTATTGCACAAGCAACTACTGATAACACTGGTCGTGGTATGTCTATATCACTAGCATACTTAGACGAGTTTGCGTTCGTGCGCCCAAATATCGCAAGAGATTTCTGGACAGCATTGTCACCTACATTAGCAACGGGTGGTAAATGTATTATAACATCTACCCCCAACCAAGATGATGACCAATTTGCACAGATTTGGAGAGATTCACAAAAGAAGACAGATGAGTACGGTAACGAAACTGATCTAGGTATTAATAGTTTTGCCTCTTATGATGCGATATGGGATAGACATCCTGATAGAGATGAAGAGTGGGCAAGAATAGAGCAAGGTAAGATTGGCGAAGAGAAATTCAGACGTGAGCATAAAAATGAATTCATCGCATTTGATGAGACATTGGTAAGCAGTTTGAAATTAGCCATGATGGAACCAAAAGAAGCATGGGCAATGCAAGGACAAGTACGCTGGTATAAGCCCTTGAAATCGGGTAATTTATATCTTATTGCATTAGATCCTAGTTTAGGAACTGGTGGAGATAACGCAGCGATACAAGTGTACGAATTGCCGGGTATGAAGCAAGTTGCTGAATGGCAACATAACAAAACAACTATACAGCAACAAGTAAGAATTTTACAGAAGATAGCGATTTACATAGATGAAGAGACAAAGCAGCAATCGGAAATATATTATAGCCTAGAAAACAATTCAATGGGCGAAGCGGGATTGGTATGTGTAGAAGAGATAGGCGAAGAATTCTTCCCAGGAACATTCTTGAGTGAGCGTAAGAAGCATGGAAATACAAAAGCGTATCGTAAGGGATTCACTACGACACATAAATCAAAGATAGCAGCATGTGCTAAATTGAAATATTGGGTAGAGACTGATAAGTTGGAAATAGCAAGTAATAATCTACTACGTGAATTGAAAGTATTTATTTCTCGTGGTAATAGTTACGGCGCAAAAGAAGGCGAGAACGATGATTTGGTTATGGCACTAGTATTGATCATACGAATGGCACAAGAAGTAACCAACTACGAAGATACTGCATATGAATACCTGATGGAAGAAGGTTTGGATAATGACTACGATGATCCAATGCCAATGTCATTTTTATAACACAAAAAGATAAATACATATATAATTAAAAAGGAATAACCCGATGAATGACATTTCAACAGAAATCTTTAACATATTAAAAGGCGCAGGCTACAAGATGCGTTTGTATACAATTGATGGTGTAGAGACACTTAATGTAGAAGAAGCAACACGACTATATGCAGTAGATCAAAACTTGATTGTTACGATAAAACAAGAAGATAATAAATTTGAAGTTATTGTAAAGATTGGGGAAAGTTACGACATACAGAGAAATAAAGATATTTTAGATGCAATCAAATCAATTGCACATGGAAAATTAGGCGAGTTCACAATGAGAAAGTTTGACAAAAAAATACAACCAAAGACAGATGCACAAGTAACAGAAGGTTTTACGAAGGCAGGCGGTTCAACAAAAACAAGTTATATCAGATTGCCAGAAGCAACTCTTATCATCAAGCACAACAAGCGTGTTAATGAAGAAATTCGTGGTTCTCGCAGTAGAAATATTCATAGTTTGTTTATTGAAAATGCATCAGGTGAAAAGTTTGCATTCCCACATAAGTACATGGCAGGTGCGAGAGCAATGACTATGCATGTTAATGAGCAGGGAAATCCTTACGATGTTAAGGGACAAGCGATTTTGGCAATGTGTGAAGAGATTTCAGATTTGAACAAATTCACGAAATACACAAAGCAGAACAAATTAGTTAACGAAGATAATCAAGAAATCGTAGAAACTATTAAATCAAAGATTGCTCAACTAAAAGAGTCAGTTAAGCGTATGGCTACCAAGCGTGGTTATGATAATTTTAAAGTTGAAGTAACTGAAGATTTAATTGAAGAAACCCTTGACATCTCTGAAAAATTCAAGTATAATGCATTATCAACTGAGAGCATGCAACAAGCACTTGCTACAGTAAATCGTGTAGTATCTGAAACTAAATTGAAAGAGGCGAAAACCGTGAGCGCAATTGAAAACTTAGAAAAATTGATCAACATCGTTAAATCTGGTGTTAAAATTCCTATTGATGCAACTGATCCAGAGCATCCTGAAAATGCAATTACTGATTTCTCAGGCGATGGTGGCGAGATTGCAGCACTAGGACATAAAGCATCATACATTGGTATGAAGGCGATTAAAGTAAAGCAATTTGAATTGTCTAACTTACTTGATATGCTTAGCGTAGATGTTCATAAAATGAACAAGACATTCCGCACTGCACTTGATCATTTACTTGATAAGGTAACAGAAGAAATAGTTCCAGAAGTGGCACAAGCAGCGCCATCAATGGATAGCGAAGCAGTTTCTAATTTGCGTAAGATGGTAGGTTAACTATGTTTACTAAATGGATGAAAGATCGCTTAACAGAACGCACATCGTTAGATGGAGCAGTATTAATCGGCACTGGACTAGCAATTTTATTGCTAGGTCCATTGGCAAAAGTAGCAGCATGGATTGCCCTTGTATATGGTATCTGGTCTGTTATTAAAGAAGAATAAATTTAAATGAAGCAGCGCCAGTTGAGAGCCTGCATTATCAATGTAATATCTTCAATTAAAGACTAAAAAATTAAATCAAATTAAAACGAAAAAGTGCTTGACAGTAGGCATGAAAAGAAGTATACTGTATAGGCTAAGTAATAAAACTAAGGCAAACTTGTATTAGGTAGATACTCTACTTAATATCTAAAAAACACTAAGGCAAAAGGAAAACATCATGGCTTCATTAGCAGAAATCCGAGCAAAATTACTCGAACAAGACTCTCGTTCATCTGGAACGAAATCAACAACCAAATCAGACAATACTGTCTTCCCTCACTGGAGTATTCCAGACAACACATCAGCAACACTACGATTTTTACCTGACGGTGATACGAACAACCCATTCTTTTGGTTGAAGCGTGAAATGATTCGTTTAGAATTCCCAGGCGTAAAAGGTGGTGATGAATCACGTCCTGTAACAATTCAAGTACCATGTATTGAAATGTATGACGACGAAAAGACAACATGTCCTATTCACGCGGAATTGCGTCAATGGTTCAAAGATCCTTCATTGGAAGATGTTGCACGTAAATATTGGAAGAAAAAATCTTACTTGTTTCAAGGCTTCGTCACTGAAAGTGAACTAGTTGAAGAAGCACCTGCAAACCCAATTCGTCGTTTCATGATTTCACCTCAAATCTTTAAGGTAATCAGCGCAGCGTTGATGGATGTAGATTTCACTTCATTACCTACTGATTATGATCAAGGTACAGATTTCAAAGTAGTGAAAGGTCAGAATGGTAAGTGGGCAGATTATAGTACTTCTAACTGGGCTCGTCGCGAGCGTAGTTTAAATCAAGAAGAACTAGATGCAGTCGACACAAATGGATTATTTAATCTATCAGACTTCCTTCCTAAAAAGCCAGATCAGGCGCACTTAGATGCGATGGTTGAGATGTTTGAAGCATCTGTAGATGGTCAGTTATACGACACCGAGAAGTGGGGTAATTATTACCGTCCTTGGGGTGTAGATGCACCGACATCTAAGCCTGCTGCATCTGTTGTTCAATCAGCACCTGTTGCTGAGAAGGAGATCACGTCAGACGATATCCCTTTTAAAGCAGATCCTGCTCCTGTAGCCGCAGCGCCTGTCGCAGCAGCACCAGCGGGATCAGAGGCAAAGCCTACTGCGCAAGATATTCTTGCAGCAATTCGCAATCGTAAAGCAGAAGCATAAGTAACCAATAGGGAGCAAGTTCTTTGCTCCCATTTTCAAGGAGAATAAAATGGCAAGACCATTTGATGTGTCTAAGTTCCGTCGTAGTATTACCAAGGCGGTTCCTGGTCTAAGCACTGGATTTCACGATCCTGATACTTGGATTTCAACAGGTAATTTTACATTAAACAAACTTATTAGCGGAGACTTTGAAAAAGGCATTCCGCTAGGTAAAGTAACAGTATTAGCGGGCGAATCTGGAGCAGGAAAATCATACATTGCTTCGGGAAATATTATTCGTCATGCACAAGAGCAAGATATTTATGTTGTTCTAATTGACTCGGAAAATGCACTAGACGAAGCATGGTTACATGCGTTAGGTGTAGATACGAGTGAAGATAAATTGATGAAGTTAAACGTAGCAATGATCGACGATGTTGCAAAAATCATGTCTGACTTGATGAAAGATTACAAGACTGAGCATGGTGATAAAGAGCCAGCAGATCGTCCTAAAATCTTATTTGTAGTAGACAGTCTAGGTATGTTATTAACACCTACAGATGTCAAGCAGTTTGAAGCAGGTGACATGAAGGGCGACTTGGGTCGTAAGCCTAAAGCACTAACATCACTTGTGCGTAACACTGTAAATATGTTGGGTGAATACAACGTAGGTTTACTTGCGACGAATCATACTTATGCATCACAAGATATGTTCGATCCAGATGATAAAATCTCTGGTGGTCAAGGATTTATCTATGCAAGTTCAATTGTAATCGCAATGCGTAAATTGAAGTTGAAAGTTGACGAAGATGGCAATAAAACGACTACTGTAAATGGTATTCGTGCAGCGTGTAAGATTATGAAGACACGTTATGCTAAACCATTTGAAAGCGTACAAGTAGAAATTCCGTATGATACTGGTATGAGTCCTTACAGTGGATTGACTGAATTTTTTGAAGCGAAAGGTGCATTGAAAAAGTCTGGTAACAGTCTTGAGTACATTAGCCCAGTAACTGGTGAAATCATCAAGAAATTCCGTAAAGCATGGTCAAAGAATACAGACGATTGTCTAGATATTATGATGCGCGAATGGGATCAACAGCCTGAAGAGGTGATGGATTCTAGTGGTGATGAGGCAGTTATCGGGGAGATGATCAATGAGTCTGAGTGATAATGATTTAGAATTTATCATTGCTATGTACGATGCTGCTAGGTCTAGTGTTGTAGAAAAGGAACGTAGTAATTTTGCAGAACATTTTTTACAAGTATTAGATCAGTATGGTTTTGACATTGCTGGAAATGCAGAACAGATCAGTGAGCATGATAAATATCTTGAAACGAGTGTCGATGAATACATTGAACATGAAGAAGTAGATGACACTGACGAAGAAGAAGAGTGGGATTAAATGAGTAAATGGTATCGTAAGGTCACTGGAAACATGGCAGAAATAGTTAACGCTATTTCACACTATGAAATACAAGTTTCAGAGGCTAAGTTTGAATGTGGTATGAAAGGTAGTTTGGAAAAGCACAGTCGTGATATTCCGGGCATCGTTGAACATCGTTTCAATCAACTACAAGAAACAGAAGCGATACTTGAATATTTAAATACCGAAATGCGCAAATTGCGTAGTCAGAAGTTCAGACACTTCACTGAGCATTACCAACGCGCACTAACATCAGCAGATGCGAAAGCATTTGTAGATGGTGAGCCTGATGTAGTTGATTTGCAGCATCTTATTGTTGAATTTTCAATGGTGAGAAATAAGTTCATGGGTGTTATCAAAGCACTTGAAGTTAAGCAATGGCAACTTACCAACGTAATTAAGTTACGATGTGCAGGTTTAGAAGACGCAACACTATAATAACAATAAAAAATAAAAACCCACATTTGTGGGTTTTTTTATGGATGATCGCTTGACAAAAGTAATGATCCTTGCTATAATAGTTAAGTAAGTTAATAAAGAAGAGCGAGAAAGATTATGACACAACTTGATTCAATATTGCAGATGTTTGAAACATCACCTAATGAGAGCAGTTTTGCAAAGGGCATCCCAATGATGTATGTAGATGATGTACAGCGTCAATATCCTGGGAAGTTTCGTTATAAGTACCGTGGTCCTTCAAATGCAGAATATACTCGACCACAGTCGTACATCGTTAAGCAGTATGCAACATCATTTGCATTATATTTTAAATAACCCTTGACACACCAATGTATATTACTGTATAATAAAACTTCATTAATTAATTAGATAGGAATCTAAGCCATGACTACTCAAACTATTCAACTAACTACTACTACTAAACGCAAAGCGGGTCGCCCACGTAAGAGTACAGCAGCATCTATCATCGAAATAGATACTACTGAAACTGTGACTACTGAAACTGATGAACAGATTGTTGAGCGTTTGCGCGAACGGTTTGGTATCTTAGATGAAATGACACAGATGTCAGTTGATGGCGATATTCGTGGTATGGTAGTGACAGGTCCTCCAGGAGTGGGCAAGTCATTCGGTGTTGAGAATATTATTGAAAAGAATTCATTGTTTGATAAGTTGCGCGGTGCGGTATCACGATTTGGTATTGAGAAGGGCGCAGCTTCTGCAATTGGTCTATATAAGTTATTATATCGTTATGCAGACTCTAACAATGTACTTGTATTAGATGATTGTGATTCGGTGCTGTATGATGAATTATCATTAAACCTATTAAAAGCAGCGTTAGATAGTTCAAAGAAGCGTAGGATTTCTTGGAACACTGAAAGTTCAGCATTACGTCGTGAAGGAATTCCAGAGTCATTTGAATTTAAAGGATCTGTAATTTTCATCACTAACTTAAAATTTGATAAAGTTCGCGGGAAGATCAAAGATCACTTAGATGCAATTATGTCTCGTTGTCACTACCTTGATTTGACTATGAATAGCACTCGTGAGCGTCTACTACGCTGTCGTCAGGTCGTCAAGGATGGCATGCTAGAAGAGTATGGATTCACAACAGCAGAGCAAAACGAAATCGTTGATTTTGTAGATGCCAATCAATTACGTATGCGCGAGATTAGTTTGCGTATGGTTGGTAAAATTGCAGACTTGCGTAAAACAAAGAGTGATAAATGGCAGCGTATGGCAGAAATCACTTGTATGAAATCAGAGGTATAATATATTATTGACTGTTGTATATAACGCAGTTATGTTATACGATTTAATCGATTGACATAACTGTAGTTTAATGCTATAATAAGTAAATCACATTGGAGAACAACAATTAAAACTGCAACAATCATATTGAAAGACGAAGTCAATGCAAAGATAGAGGGTCTTGAACTTACTACTAGGAAAAAACTAGAAGCAAAGTTTAAGTTTTTCTTACCATATGCACGACACGTTCCTTCCTATAAATTAGGAAGATGGGATGGATGTGAGCGATATTTCACTATCGGTGGTATTACATTTGTCAGTCTATTAGAAACAGCGATTCCTATTATCATTGAAGATGGTTATCAGATTGAACTTGATGATCTTCGAACTCATAACAAACTTGAGTTTGATTTGGTAGATGAATCTACATTTCAACA